ACCCAGAAGCTGGAAGACTGAGGTCAGGGTTTACAAGGGTCCTACGGAGTGTGGCAAGACGCGCCTCGCCTACGAGGAGTTCCCCGATATCTGGGCAAAGCCAGACGGACAGTGGTTCGACGGGTACGATGGCCATCAACACGTCCTTATCGACGATTTCGACGGAGGTCGTTTCTGCGGTATTAGCTACCGGTTTCTGCTTAGGCTTCTCGATCGGTATCCTCTCGAGGTCCCCGTCAAAGGAGGATTCAGGAAGTGGGTTCCCAAGGTTATCATCATTACCACAAATGTCGAACCAAAGGAATGGTACCCTTACGAGGAGTTCGCTCCTCTTGAGAGACGTCTCGACTCAGTACGTCGCTGGTCAGAATCTGGAGAATCTGTTTGATGTACTAGATGCAGATGACATAATAAATGCTTTTATTTCTTAATATTAGATCTGGCGTAACTTAGGTGTAACAGATCTATGGTTGAAAGGGTTTGGTGTATAATACAGGTTTAACCGTAACATAGGTGGCGGGTAATACTGACCGCCACCTATACCAGCTGTCCCTTAAGGACAAACTTAGCGGACACTACAAGTGTGCCGATAGTTACAGATGCAGGTGCAGATCTTGCCTGCACGTAGATGTGTGCGCAGTTATCTGAGTTTAGATCTGAGATTGCCTGAGAGCAGTCATGCCATTGTCCCCATAAATTGTGAGATGGATCTCCGGTAGTGGTGCCAGATTCAAAGGGGTACTTGTTCAGTACTGGGTAGCGTATAGATCTCTGAAAGATCTTCCAAGGGCGATAACGATTGAGTGCATAAGACTGAGGCTCAGAAAGTACTGCGTTTGCACTGGGAAAACTCCCTATGGGAGAAAAGTCTATTCCATCACGTTCCTTCATAACGTAAATAGGGTTATACTGTCCAACAGTAACTGTGTCATTTGGCATAGAGGGGAAGAACTTAATCTTAATCCATGCACACCGACATTGTTCGTAGATTGCTTGTAGGGACGTAAACTTGGGGAATTGCGCATAGGTTATGCTTGTAGGGTTGCCATACATAAGCACTGCGTCTGCTGAATTGGCGGCAGGTGCGCCGTTCATATTAACGGCTATTATTGCGTTGCCTGAAGCGTCTGTATTCCAGTTCACTGAGAACTTGTCAATGATTGTTGCTGGTTGTTGGTATTGGCGTTGTTTTCTGTAACCTCGTCCAACCCTCCTCCTCCTTAACCCTAATCTCCGACGTATTGGCCGACGTCGCCTGTAGGAGGGGCGTCGTCTCCTGTATGAGCGCATGTTTCGTCACTGCTCGCCTGTTTTTTTCGATCACTCTAGGGGGCTGGGTTTTTCTTGGATCTGGTGCCGAAGGATCTAGTGCTATTTATAGCGTGTGACGTAGGTGTGTGACGTCACAAATTGATTGAATGACGTCACTATTTTGATTGAATGACGTCATGATTGGTTTTGACTGGATTTGATTGGGATGGGTGTGTTATATAAGCGAAGTAACAGAGGTAACAAGTGTTATAACAATGCCTAGGATCAATAAGAGCGGGAATTCAAGGGGGTGGTGCATCACGTGGAACAACGTAAGCGATGAACACGTACGGGAGGCAAAGGACAACCTGGAACACGCAGCGAACGTTCGCTATGCTTGCGGACAATTTGAGGTTGGCGGAGAGTGCGGAACAAGGCACTGGCAAGCTTACGTGGAGTTCACCGGGCCCCGTTCACTTCAATATGTGCGTAAGTTGTTTCCTAAATGCCATGCAGAAGCGAGAAGAGGTACCCCAACCGAGTGCCGCGTCTACTGCTGCAAAGAGGAAACCCGAGAGCCAGGAACCTTCTGGGAGCACGGCACACTCCCAGAAGAAAAAGGTGCTGGCAAGCGAAACGACTTGCTTGCAGTCCAGCAGCGACTCCGAGACGGAGCAAAGGTATCCGAGATTTACGAGGAGTTCCCCGGAGTGGCAGCAAGGTATCCTAAGTTCGTAGCGTCTTACGCCGACTTTCGTTTAGCACCCAGAAGCTGGAAGACTGAGGTCAGGGTTTACAAGGGTCCTACGGAGTGTGGCAAGACGCGCCTCGCCTACGAGGAGTTCCCCGATATCTGGGCAAAGCCAGACGGACAGTGGTTCGAC